GGTAGAATGAAGAAGGTAGATAGGTTAGGTTCTTTTGAGGCTGATGATGAGAGTGGGTATATCTTTGAAGAGATTAAATCCGCATTGGAACAATTAAACGAAACATATAACTTAGATGCCGAGGAAGAGAAAGAATAAAAGGTATTTCACAAAGATTACTGAGATTGCTATTAACGCATATAATGGATGTGATGACCAGAAACTAAAAAATAAAATCTATAACAGATTTATTCACTATCCATTTGATAAAATGGCAGAGAATGTAATTCATACATACAAAACCTATTATTTCGATGTACCATATGAGGATGTTAAGGCAAATGTAGTTGCGTTTCTCAATGAAAAGATTCATAAGTTTAATGGTGATAATGGTAGAGCATTTTCATATTTTACAGTAGTAGCAAGAAACTATTTGTTCAATGAAAACAATGCCAACTATGCACGAATGAAATCTAGAGATGATTTAACCAAAGTTGATTCATCTCGTAATATTGTTAATGAGGTGGTTAGTCAACAAATGCAAGAATCTAAATCAGATTTTATAGACCACTACACTCAATATATTGATTATCATTTGGATGATTTATTTGTAAAAGATAGAGATAAGGCAATAGCAGATTCTATAAATGAGTTATTTAAAAACAGAAACGATTTATATTCGTACAATAAGAAAGCACTTTATATACTTATTAGAGAGAGAACTGGAGTTCATACTCAGTATATCACAAAGGTAGTTGGTAAATTAAAACTTATTTATGCAGAACTTTATACTGAGTACAACAAAACAGGTCATATTACAGTGATGTATAAATTAAAGGATAGTAATGGATAAGGATACTGAATTATTTAAAGGTAAAACATTTTCAGATATCATGTCGGATATCTATAATAATTCTAAAAAGAAAGATAGACAGTTAAAACTTCTAATCGCTCAATTAGAACCATTGGTTAAAAATATAAACGATGCAACGGTTGTAGTTCCATTGATTAAGGAGTATATGGAAGTATCTGTTAAGAACGATGAACAAATTGTAAAACTTGCAGCAATCGTTCAAAGAATGATGAAAGACGCTAACTCAGATGAAATGGGTGGTGGTTTAGGATTATCTGAAGAAGAGAAAAAACAACTTTTAGAAAATGCAAAGGCAATTGATGCTAAAATAGATTCTCTTCAAAACGAAGGAGATGAATAATGGCAGCATCGGGTACACTCATAACAAGTGGAACGGTTACATCAATAACACTTACTGACAACAACCCAAATGCCGTTCTTAGTATAGCAGTAAGAACACAAGGTGTGGGTAGTAGTTTAACCGCATATCCACTGGATGCAAACATTAAAAGAGTACCATTAATTGGTGAACAGGTTGTTGTAATTAAAGGAACATCTCCTGGTAAATCTCCTGGTAAACAGGCAACTCGTTCTTATTATCTAAATCCAACTGCAGTACAATTGAACGTTCATAATAACGCACTACTCAACGCAGATAGTGTGGGTTTCTCAGGTGGTGGGATTGGAGTTCCAACTGGATTTGAAGAAAGAGATGATGTTGGTTCATTACAACCATTCTTAGGCGATGTTCTAATAGAGGGTAGGTTCGGACATTCATTAAGATTTGGATACACCCCATTGTTATCAATAACATCTAAAAGACCAAGTTGGAATGCGCCAGGTAAGGTGTCCGAGCCAATCACTATATTATCTAATGGTAGAAAATCTGGTGGTAGTTTCAATAAATTTATTATAGAAGATATTAACGATGATTTATCATCGATATGGTTAACATCCAAACAACAACTAAAATTAAAACCATCTCAGAAAAAAATAGGCGATGGTGTTAAAAATCCAAACCTATGGAAAGACCCATCAATTGTATTAAATTCAGATAGGTTATTTTTAAATGCAAGAGATGAGCGAGTAATCATATCTGGTAAGAAAGATATTGTAAACGCAACTCCTAAATGGGCGATGGAGATGGATAAATTTTTCACCCTTATGGAAGATTTGGTAAGTGAGTTGGTAGATTTAACTTCGGCTAAAGCAACATATGCAACTGGTGTAGGCCCAACTGGCCCTGCTACAAATGCTGCTAAAGTTCAAAAGATTTTCGATGAACTAAAAAAGATGAAACAATAAAATGCCTGCAATCTGGCCAACATTCCAATCCAGCGTAGCTCCTTACTTAGATGATGTTAAGACGGAGAAAACTTTTAAGCAAACTGCTAAGAAGATTGCTGATGAGTATCACAAAGCTGTTGCTACTGCCAACATAATATTAATACCTGGAAACATACCAATGAAACGACCATCTTCAAAGGGTATTGAAGATGCTATAGCCGATGCGTTGGAGAAGATTTACAAATCGGAAAAAAAACCAATACCATCGCAGTTTACACCTTGGGCTAACGAATTGGTTAAGTATTGGAATAAGGTTGAGTTCAGCCCAGTACCACCTCCTGTAACACCACCACTCATACCAAATCCAACATTGGCGGCTACTCCAAACAAAATTAACAAAGTTTTAAATGGGGGTGTAGCCGCAACAATTCAATCAGGATTATTTGCAGCTTGGAACAATCCACCTGTAAGTACACCTATGGGTAATATTATATGTGGAAAGATGATTACAACATTCACAGCACACTTAGCTAGTATTAGTGGAAAGTATGATGGGGCATTACCCCCACCATCACCACCAACACCCACACCATTTCCTTGGGTTGGCGTAGTATAAAACAAAACAATTTGATATTTATATAAAAGTATATTATTATGAAGGCAAAAGAATTAGCACAATTATTAGAAGTAATCGTTAGAAAAGTGGTAAGGGAAGAACTTAAACCAATCTTAAAAGAGGTTAAACAAAGTTCTAAACCAGTTATTAGAGAGCGTGTAGTAGATAATAGTAAGATAACTAAAGACCCATTAGATATTTCAGGTCTATTAGAAACTAAAAAACCTAAAACACAAAAGTTCTCAGAAAACCCATTACTAAATGATATGTTAAATGAAACCGCACAGAGTGGTGAATGGAAAAGTATGGATTCTACATTTACATCACAACAGGCACAAGGATTCAATAGAGCACAAATGGCTGAGATGTTAGGTTATGGTGATGGTGTAGCAACCACAACAAATATGACACCAACCTTAGACCCGGATGGTAAACCTATGAATGTTAATATTGAGGGCACTGCAGTTGGTGATGCTTTAACAAGAGATTATTCTTCATTGATGAAAACCATCAATGCTAAGAAGGGGAAATAATAAATGGCTAAACAACGTAAAGAATATTCGTATCAAACTTTAGATTTACAACCTGATGTAGCGATTGGGGTAATGCTACCTTTTGGTAAACCAAAGGGTTTGTTTCAGTTAAGTTATACAACCGAACAACAGGCCGTATCTAATCTAAAAAGTTTACTATTAACTCGAAAAGGTGAACGAGTGTTTCAACCTAACTTTGGTTCTGATGTTTATTCTTTAATGTTTGAAAACATTAATAGTGATTTATCATCAACACTAGATGAATCTTTACGAGAAGATATAGAATATTGGTTACCTTACATAATTATTGATGATATAGCTATTGAAGTTATAGAAGATAGAAATTATGTTAGGATAGAACTATCTTTTAGAGTTACCGAACAAGGTGCTAACCAACAAATAATTCTATTTATAGATAATGCGGGAACTACCACAATAGAATAGGTTTAAAAATGGCAAAGAAAATTAACAATGATTTAGTACAAAAAGATGTATCGTTAATAGGTAGAGACTTTGGTGAGATTCGTAAGAATCTGATAGATTTTTCAAAAAACTATTTTCCAAACACCTACAATGATTTTAACGAAGCATCGCCTGGTATGATGTTTATGGAAATGGCATCGTATGTAGGTGATGTACTTTCTTTTTACACAGATACTCAATTAAGAGAATCAGTTTTAACAAACGCTGAAGAAAGTTCAAATCTATTTAATCTAGCAGCTGCATATGGTTACAAACCTAAAAATTATGTACCTGCCACAACTAACTTAGATGTATTTCAATTAGTTCCATCTAAAGGAAGTGGTGATGATGTAAGACCTGATTTTGATTATGCATTAAAAATAGCAGAGGATATGCAGGTAGGTTCATCCGAAAACAATGATGTAAACTTTATAGCATCGAAAAACATTGATTTTGCATTCTCATCATCATTTGATACAACGGAAGTATCCGTATATCAAGTTGATGAAAACACAAATGAACCTATATACTATTTGTTAAAGAAAAAAGTAAAAGTATCAAGTGGTACTGTTGAAACAAAAACATTTACATTTGGTTCTCCAAAGATTTATGATAAGATTAAGATAGAAGAACCTAACTTTATAAGAATAAAATCAATAGTAGATGATGATAGCGATGAGTGGACACACGTACCATACTTAGCACAAGATACTGTATTTGAACAGATTGAGAACAACGAAGATAACTCAACCGCGTTTGTAGAGTATAGTGGTGATACACCATACCTATTAGAATTGAAGAGAGTACCTAAAAGATTTATCACAAGATTTGAAGATAGTGGGGTAGTAGTAGTTCAGTTTGGGGCTGGTATATCACAAAACGCGGATGAGGAAATCGTACCAAACCCAGATAATGTGGGTTCTAATCTATATAACATAGTTGGTGATTTAGACCAGGGTATAGACCCATCTAACTTCCTATACACCAAAACATATGGAGTAGCACCATCTAACACAACATTAACTGTTGAGTATTTGGTTGGTAATGGTATAGTAGATAATGTTCCTGCCAAAGATTTAACAAACATAGTATCCATAGATACATCATTTGCAAATGAAAGAAATTTAGATAGTACCATAACTGGATTCGTTAGAAATTCGGTTGCAGTTACAAACCCAGAACCAGCACGTGGTGGTCGTAGTGAAGAAACATTAGAAGAAATTCGTAACAACGCAATGTCGTTCTTTGCTGCTCAAAACAGAACTGTAACTAGAGAAGATTATGTTATGAGGTGTTACGCATTACCACCACAATTTGGTTCTTGTGCAAAAGCATATTTATCACAAGATTATCAGATTGAAAATAAAAAATCCGATGGTACAACAATTTCATCTGAGATTCCAAATCCATTAGCTTTGAATTTATATACAATGGGTTATGATGATACTAAAAAGTTAGTACCTCTAAACCCTGCAACGAAAAATAATCTAAGAAGTTATATAGCATATTATAGATTATTAACAGATGCAGTTAACATAAAAGATGCACATATTATTAACATTGGTATTGATTTTGAAATTACGGTGTTACCACAATATAATTCAAATGAAGTTCTTTTAAGATGCATAAATGCATTAAAAGAGTATTTTAATATTGATAATTGGAGAATTAATGAACCAATTCAACTATCTAAAATTTATGTATTATTAGACCAGGTAGATGGTGTTCAGAGTGTTATAAGACCCGATAAGGATGGAATTGGTGGTTTACAAATATATAACAAATTTAATGGTAACTATTCACCTAACAAATATAGTATTAATAATGCTACAAAAAATGGCGTAATTTATCCAGCGTTAGACCCATCAATATTTGAAGTAAAATTTCCAAATTCCGATATTAGAGGACAAGTGATAACACAATCATTCTAAGGAGATACAAAATGATATATAGAATATACGGACAGAAGGATACTACAATTTACGAACATGGACTTCGTAGAAACCAAAACACAGGTATAGATTCTGTATTAGAGGTTACTAAATTCTTCGATGAAGATACTGATGAGAATTGGATAGGTAACAGTAGAATTTTAACTCAGTTTGATTTATCTCCAATATCATCATTAATATCATCAGGTGATATTTCTGGTAATAAAAAATTCTATCTGAACTTAACATCGGTTGATGAATTAGAGGTTCGTGCTGAATATCAATTAAATGTACATCAGGTATCTGGTAGTTGGATTAATGGACTTGGTAAATATAATGATAACCCAAAAAACACATCGGGATGTAATTGGGTATATCGAAATGATAATGAAGCATGGAGTGTATCATCCGCACAAATATTCAATGGTATCAGAGAAGTTGGAGTTCCAACTGAAGGTATTGTATTATACGAAGGATTTTCTGAAGGAACTGGTTCTTTATTTTTAACACAATCAATCAATGATATTAGGGGTAACTCCCCATCCATATCTATAAGTGATAATAGATTATTTATATCCGCATCTAATTTTGCAGGTACAACATTAGTATTCCCAGCACAATTAGATGAGAACCAAACATATGGTGTTCAGTTTCAAATCGACCCTGGTTCGTTTGATGATATACAATTTAGAGTTTTAGATGCAGATGGTGTTTTAAAAGCAGATGATGATTATGAAGGTTTTGTAGGTAGAATTACAACACCATCAACACAATCGTTTGATTTAACATCTACAACCGCAGGGGAGTATCAATTACAATTTACATTCTTTGATGGTAGTGGTGATGGAACATCAACAACTGGTTCGTTTGATGAGATATATGTTTACGAAAAAACAGGTAATACAATTGCGTATGAAACGTTTGCGTTTAACAAAGGTGGATTTTTATTAAGAAACGTTGTTAAAAATACAAATGATGAACTACCTCGTATGTTTGTATCCGAATCTAAATTAAATTTATATGCAGATAATATTGGTGGTGGTGATGCAACATACATTGAAACTCTATCAACCGATTTAGAATATACTTTAAGTTGTGAGGTTGAACCGGGTGATTATCCTGAAATAGGATTTACCATATACGACCCAAATGGGTTAAAGTATAGAAACGGTGTTACAAGCTTATCTTCATCATTTACAACACCTCAAACTCAATCGATAGTATTTACACCACAAATTGCCGGTGATTATATATTCGCATACACATTCTTTGATTCAGGTTCTGCAGGTGCGAGTGGTTCGTTGGATAACTTTAAATTAGTGTATTCAGGTTCAATACCCCAACCACCACAAATTGAAGCCGGGTATTATAAAAACGAAGGTGGAGCAACGTGGTACACTTCATCAGTAAGTAACACCACCATATCTCAAACATTTAACAAATACACCAAAGATTTAAATGTTGAAGTTACTGATTATGTTAATGATTGGTTGAGTGGTAGTAGAGAAAATAATGGATTCCTTATCAAAAGACCTGCAGCACAAGAAAGTGGTTCTATTAGATATGGTTCATCTAAATTCTTTTCAAATGAAACCAATACAATTTATGTACCTACATTAGAAGTAAGATGGGCTACTGGTTCATTTGAAACTGGTTCACTAAGTGAACTTACTGATGATAACATTACATTATACGTTAAGAATATACTTACTGAGTATAAGGAAACTTCTAAAGCAAAACTTAGATTAGTTGGTAGGGCTAAATATCCACAAAGAACATTCGCAGATTCATACCCATACACTACTATTAAATATTTGCCGGAAACTACTTATTATCAAGTAAAAGATGTAGAAACTAATTTATCAATAATTCCATATGATACAACTTACACAAAAGTGAATTGTGATTCAACTGGAAACTATTTTGATTTTTGGTTTAACACTCTTCAACCAGAAAGATTCTATCGTTTTGATTTCAGAGTAGATAGAAATGGAAAAAGTGAGTACTTTGAAGGACCTATATTTAAAGTGGTTAGATAATGGCAGAAACAAAAGTAAATAAAGTTGCAGAAAAGGTAGAGAGACGGGATATTCGAAGAAATTTCTCTAATCAAATTATATCCTATGGATTGC